TTCTATCTCGTCTTGACCAGGACATGTCGGTGGGTTCTTTTGCCAACAATACACAACACTTGTAGAAGTGGTGCTTGACAGTGTGTTGTAATCAACAGTGACTACAGGATCGCGGACGTCAACACCAGCGTGACCTCCATTATAATTTTTGTTGCCTTGTATATCAAAACTAAATCTTACAGTGAGTGTGCCGTGTTGGTTTTGTACGTCTGGTGCAAGTGTAAGTTGGTTTGAGTATGGATTGGTTTGGTAGTTGTGGTTTGTTGTGTCATGAAATGTTGTGCTTTGTGTTGTTGTATCAACGCCATTGGTTGCAGTTTGTGTAAGTGTGACTGTTGACTCGACAGGATTCCACCATCGTATCTGTGCACCAAAGGTAGATGTAAAACCAAGTTGTAATTCTTCTAATGATAAATGATCGTCAGAGTCTATTGTTGTTTCTGCATACTTGCCGTCCTTGCCGGTCAACCAAGTTGACTCGTTGATATCAGAACTATCAGGAAACATTGTGCCTACCCAGCTACCGTCGTCAAAGTCTTGTGAGACTAAGTTGCCTGTGCTTGCAGGGTTACCAGATGTTATAGTTGTAATCGTTGTAGTATCACCTACGTTTGGTGTGTCTTCTAAAATTACTTCTGTTGCATTACTGGCGGAGAATATTAGTAGGCTCACCATTGCTATCAAGAATATACTTATCCTTAGCATCTATATCCTCCAGTATTTCATTGTCTACTCTCTCCATGTATCTTAGTGCTGCTACATACTCTTCATAGTCTGGTCTTTGTTTGTCGTATTTATTCCACTCATCTAATGCCTCGTCACCAATCTTACCATTGAATGGACACGGTGTACCCGCATGGGCCATAGCTGAGAAGACTCTGCTGTCTTGACAGAGTATAGATACAGCTGCAACTTTCATGTTAAAATCAAATAATAATTTAGATAGTTTCATTCTTTCACAATTCATATCACGCTTTGTTATGCCTATGCTGCCACCTATCAATGGTTTTTGTATACCAAGGCCAACGCCTACAGTACACAAATCTTGCGACATCGCTGAGATGCCTGGAGCAGATGCAGATGGTACTGTACGCGTGTCTCCCGTATAGGAATTGTTATTGTTGGTTGTAGAATTGTTTGTAGTTGTAGATGATGACGAACCTGACTGATAGTTTGTTGTTGCCTCACTGTGATAGCCACCAGTGATTGCAGTGTTTGTAGCTGAGGATCCTGTTGTAGATTGTGTGTTAGTTGTAGCGCCAGCGCCAGTTACGTCCGCAAACGCAAAGCCAATTGCAAATGCTGCTAAAAACATACTTATCGCTAATGCTAAAATTATATTTCTCATACTCCCCCCAGAGTTTGGTTAACACTTCCAGCGTCGTCTGGCTTGTCTAATCCTAGAATTAGGATCATTTCGTGTCTTTGCTGATGCTCTTTTTAGCTGACCAAGAGATCTTGCACAATAAGATTTTCTCCTTTTTGCTGCCTTACTGCCTTTTTTAACTTTACCTGTTACCGCTGTTTTTAGTTTACTTCCTGGATTAGCGCGTCTGTACGCAGCCACACCTTTTTTAGTCATACCTGCGCCTTGTTTGGTTGGTCTGTAGTTACCACCTTTGCCTGTCGTTCTTCTTATAGGTTTGTCTCGACTCATAGCATTCCTCTGTAATAGTCTTGCATGTTGACTATACCGCCGTTTGCCTTTTTAGTTCTTTTTGCAAAAGTTGCTGCTCTGTTTGGTTTTTTATCTGCTCTTCTACCACCTGCCTCTGCTTTATTTTTTCTAGCAACAGCAGATGCTTTTTGTCCTTTGGACATTCCTCTTGCTTTTGCAGCAGGCACACATTTAGGATAATTTTTTCTTTTTTCTCCCCCGGATCTTCCACACTTTGGATAAGAACCGTCAGACTTTTTGTTAGCTATGTCTACCCAGTTTTCGCCTACCCATGCTCTAAGACCCTTCTTGGCCATTTAAGCCATCGCAACGTAAGTTGTTTTCTTCCTTTTGCCACTAGCAACTTTACCACAACCGGTAGCAATTTTTTGAACAGAACCTCCGTTCGCTTTTTTATTTCTTTTCTTGCCCCCAGGTGTGACTTTGCCAGAACAAACAGCAGACGCATACATGTTAGCATAAGCCGATGGGTAAACATCAAACTTTCTTTTTGCTGCAGCTTTTCCTCTTGGACAAAGTTTAGCCATTACTTAACCTTTCCGCCTCTTCTCATAAAGCCCATTTTGTTACGGACTTTCTCAGGTAATTTTGCTAAGCCAGGATTTTTCTTGGCATCAACTTTTTTCTTACCTTTTTTCTTCTTTTTCTTTTTCATAGCTTCAACATCGCCACCACGCTTCAAACGTTTTTTCATAGCGCTGCCGCCGCCTCTTTTAAGAATTCGTTTCTTCATTCCTGCCATTTCTATATCTCCTATAAGATTGTCGTTTTAAAACCGTACCCTCATAGTAATCTGAAGGCCAGTGCTCATAATAGCCAGTCTTACGAAGATTGTCACTAGCTTTTTCTAGTTCATCAAACTTTTGTATCAAAACCATCATGAACTCGTTTTCTGGCTCCCAGTCATCTGTATCCAAAAAATCTACCGGATCATCTTCATCGTCGTCGTAAGGATGTGATCCCATTAGATAAATATCATTAGGTACCAAAACTCTATTTAGTACATCAATAACAGAAGACAACTGCTCTGGCTCATATCCTATATCGTCGCACCCAACAATAACTATTTGTATGTCTGGGTCCTTGGCTAGTTTTGCACCCTCAATAATTGTATCCTGAAAGTATGCAAAGTTATTACACTCAAGTATTCTGTATTTATTTTGTAGTCTTGCTTTACGAGCGTAAGGACATACAGGTACATCTCCTAGATGTTTGTTCTTAGGTTCAAGATATTTTTCAGACCACTCTAATATGTCGTCAGTTATCGATTTCATTTAAATGTTTTTGAAGCATGTCCAATAGCCATGGATTGTCTCTGTATACACCCATCATCGCATTAGATATCGTATTGACAACCAACTCCTCAGCGTCGTCTTCTTTCAACGGACCGTTTGCTTGATTAAGACTAAATATATAAACCACCGCATGTAAAATCTCATGCCATGTAGTATTGCATCTTTCTTGTCCGACAAGTGCATCCTGAATATAAATTACTCCCTCTCTAGCTCTGTACTCCCCATAACTATCCGTCATGTCATCCATGATAAAATCAGGTCTGACATATTTTATTTTTATATTTCTGTATCCAACTTTAACTTCTTCTGGTCTACCATTTGCAGGCACAACCATGGACTCTTTTATTTTATTCTTTCTTTTTTCTGGCATTATTTTTTTGTTTCAAATAAATTTATTAGACCCCCGTCTTTATATCCAAGATAAGGACTTTGTCCTCCTGGCGCCAATACATTAGGCATCATTTCTAGTTTTCCATCATCACCTGCCATGCCTCTATAAAAATCCATAATACCTTCTAAAAACTCAGGACCGTCTCCTCTAGGCGGAACGGTTTTAGTTACACCTTCAGGATCAAGAACCTCTACCATATCTTGAATAGTTTCATTACCAAAACCAGTGGCTGCATTCATGCCCATGCTAAAAGTTAGGCCCTTACCAAACAAACCACCTGGCATAAAAGCTGCTCCAATTAGTGAATTAAATGCATCGCTTCCCATCTCTGATAAATTATCAGAATAAGATATTTGTTGCTTTTCTTCAGGAACACTATCTTCCGTCTCTTCTTGCGATTGTAAAGCTAACTGATTAAGTCTTTCAACTTCATTAGCGTAGGCTGTTTGTGCGTCCTGTCTATTTTGTAGTCCTTTTAAAGAAGCTAACAATGTCACGATACCCAAGGGTGCTAAGAAATCTGATTCCCTCATGGCCTAAATCCAAAACTATTTGTCGTAGGATCAAACTGAAATGAGCCTCCATAATTAGGAGTGAACGTCATTGTTTCAATCGGTGTCTCTTCTATAGGTGGTATTTCTTCAGGTAGTGTATTGATAAGACCTGACGAATCAATAGGTGGTCTGTTGCCTCCCTGATTGTTGTCTATGTCTGGAGCTGGACCAAAAAGAGATCCTAAACCAAAGTCAATACTTTTAGGATCTTTAATAGCATCCATTGTGTTATTAAAATCAGTTTTCATTGCATCCATCATCACGCCACCAAAATTATTTGACGGATCGTCGTCACCGTATGTGCCTCCTATTTGACCGCCTATAAAACCACCAAGAGGTCCGAACAAACCATATCCAATCGCTGTTCCCAAAAGACCTGCTAATGACATTTTTTGACTAAAGTAATCTTTTACTGCGTCTTTAAAACTTTTTTTATCTTTGTTGGCGGTGTTATTTGGATCGTTATTAAAACCACTTTCAGAAACATTGCCTAAGTTGTCACTTGGACCAATTCCTGGAGCAGTTGAAGCACCCCCATAATCAACATTACCGCTTGGCCCAACTGGTGATGAGCCAATTGAAACTCCTTGAGCTGCCGCTTCAGCTCTTCCTGCTCTTCCTGCATTCGGTCCTGCCTCTGATGCACTAGCTGCAGCACCACTCATTCCTGTTCCTGGATCGTTAAAGTTTGGAATACCCTCTGGACCAGGGTTAGGTGGATTACTACCATGTAAATCTAGTGCGGAAAGTAAGTCCGCTTCGTCAGGTGTTATGTAAGCAAGTTGTACTTTGTGATCACCTGCCCCATAAAATCTTGGTACGGGCTTGTTTAATAAATTTTCTGTAATTCCAAAAGTTCTTTGCTCTTGTTTGTTCATCATTGACCCTCAATGACGGTTGCTTTCATTTGTTTGATACCATCTTTGGCTAGTGAAACGCTTGCTCTAAGTTTGGCATGCTCATCATTTTGTTCTAGCTTGTCTTCTGCTATTTCTTTGTTCTGCATCATACGCATCATGTCCATGTTTGCTTTGTTCATGCCCTCTTCTTCTTTTCTTTGCTCTTCTCTAGCCTTTAAATCAATTTCTCTGTCTTTTAGTTTCAACAATGGATCATTTTCTATTTGGTTTAGCACCTCTCGCTCTGCTTTTGCGTAGTCTTCTGTAAATTCTGCAATCAAAACAGCTCTTCTAGACTCCATAAGTGTGTTTAATGACTCTAGATCACGCTGCATAGCCATCATTTGCGGACTTTGTTGTGCTTGTGGGCCCATTTGTTGCATCATTAACGCCATTTGCGCCTGCATTTGCTTTGTTTTTGCAATTTCTTCTGCAAATTCCATCTCAACTTGCTCTGATGACATCAAATTTATGTGCTCCATGCAATTTTGTTGTAAAAGTCCAAGTGCTTTTGGGTTATTTCGCACCATTGTCGTGCCCATAAACTGTAAATGCGGTCTCATGTGCGCTTGATGGTCTTGTTTTGGAAATGCTTGTATTTTTTTACCGTTCAGTGCCAAAATATTTTCACTCGCAGGGTCCAAAGGCTGCGGTTGTGGTGGTGGCGGTAGCAGACGATCAATATCTTTTACACCCAAGGCCTCGTACATGTGTCTGTATGCTTCGTATAGGTTGTGCATGCCAGGGTTTGACATCGCCATTTGTAGTTCTGTCTGCGCAACTGTAATTCTTTGAGTCTGTGAAAAGATGTTTGGGTCTGCGACTGGTATAATATCAACTCTTTGATCAAAGTCTGCTGCAAAAATTTGTCTTTGTCCTCCGACAATATCGTACGGATAAACTTTTGGTAGATAGACTGCAAAATTATCAGCTAGTAACATAAACTCACACTTCATTGCTGCGTATAATCTTTTGTGTATTGCAGACATAACCCGCGATCCGCGTTCCAATAACGCCATAGTCGTGCCCACTGCTGCGCTTTGATTGCCATCACCAACCTGCATGTCCGCGATTGACGCAAAACGTTGCCCTGCTTGTACGACCACGCCCATCAATTGAAGGAGCGTGCCACTTGGTTCTTTGAAAGGCAACGTCATAAACGCATCTTTTAAATTTCCACCAGGTGCATCAACATCACGGAACTCGCCCGGCTGCAACGGTTGAGCTTCGTCACGAACTCTGATGCCTCGTTGTTTAAATCCGGCTGGCAAATTAGACAAGGTGCCGGCGTCAAGAAGCTGTCTTAATGCTGCAGTTGCAGTTCTAGACAGACCGCCGATCATGTGGATTAAGCCAAAGCCGTAAAAACCAAGACCTGGTAAAAATTTAAAGTGAACAAAGTATTCTTTTTTCTTTTTCATCGGGTCCATCGGACCGTAGTTTCTTCTGATAGCTAAAACTTTTCCTGAGTCTTCATGAATAGTAACAATGTATGGAAGTCTAATTCCTGTCTCTTCGCCAGTTTCAGTTCTATCTTCAAATCCCTCTATGTCTAATTCACAATGACACTCTAAAAGAGTGTGGACATCATTACCGTTTGATTTTTCTACACCAGTAATCTCTTCTTTTTTGTCCTCAATGTCGTTGCCTTCGTAACCTGCTTGACCAAGATCAACGTCAGCATAAAAACCAGAAACCTGTTGTTTACGTAAATCGTTTTCTGACATCTTAATGACGTGAATAATTGTATCTGTATCTTCAAGAGATGTTGCATTGTATGACACCAACAAATCTTCAGCAGGCACAAACTTAGAAACCGTACGACCTAAAACAGAATCAAAATAAACTTTTTTAAATGTTGATCCTGCAAGAGGTAAGTTGAATAACATTTGATCAAACTCTGGTTCGTATTCTTTCATGTTAACCATGAGCTGATAATTCATAAACTCTTTGACTCTTTGTGACTGCTGCTCTCTTGCTTGATCTACCATACCAACAATCTGAGTTCTTACGGGTCCACCTGCTGGCAATAGTTCTTTGTAAGCTAGTGCTTGAAACTGTGTAACAGCTTCAGCTAAAACTGGGTGTGTTGCACCTGATGCACCTTGAAATGGTTCTGATCTGTTTTCGTATTTAAAACCTAATAGGTCCAAACCTTTTGTGTAAGAGTCTGACCAATCTTTTCTTGAAGATACAAAGTCATCGTGATTTTCTTTTAGTTCATCGTGAATGCTATTTAAAACATCTTCATCTAAAAACTCTGCTAAGTTTGCTTCGTGATTTTGTGATCCCTCTGGTGCTGCAGCTGATGGATCTAAATCTACCTCTGCTCCACCGTCTTCTGTCATTTGAATATCCATTTGCATATCTGCAAGTTCTTCAGCTGGTGTTCC